TGGCGGCTGGCATTGGGCAGCCACTGGAAGCGTCGAGAAGGACTGACAGCCGCACATCAGCAGTGGCAATGCGGTCACGCAAAGCTGCTTGAGTACGTTGGGCATCGCTCAACTCCCGGGCATGTTGTTGGTCGATGGCACTGAGCTGTTGCTCAAGGGCCAGCCGCCTGTCTTGCTCGGCCTGCTGTAGATGCAGGGCTTTCTGGGTCTGTGCGGCCGACAAACGTTCAATCTGTGCCCCGTACCGCCACGCCTGCACCTGCCAGACAACGACCACCAGCACGCATACGCCAATCGCAACTAAGAAACGCATAACACCGCCTTCGCCCGCGCCCACAACTGCAATCGGTCCTCCAGGCCATTGAGCCCGCCGTTGATACGCCGGGTGATGGTGGTGAACTGGTCCTTGTCGGCGAGTTCATTCAAGCCATTGCTTTGCCAGAACCAGGCGGCGGATTCACAGGCCCATTGTGGCTGCTCCAGTAATTCGGGTTGTTGCAGCAAGCGATCATCGCCGAACAACGCTTGGCTGCATGCCAGGTAGTTGCGGCGACCGGTGACCTGGATCAGCCCCCTGCCCCGGTACTTCTGGCCGTCGCCGTCCGCTTCAGGCGTATTGCCCAGGCGCGCTGCCAACGTACCGGTGTCGTACTTGCTCAAATAAGTATCGCTGCCGAGTTCGCGCACGTAGTGCAGTTCGCCGGATTCGTGGCCGATCTGCGCGAGAAAAGCAGCAGCGCGCAGTACGCTGTTGATTTCGTACCGAACAAAAGTCGCATTCAGCGCGGTTGAAAAAAGGCCCGCCATACGGCGAGCGCCTGGCATGATTTGAATCAATTGAGGCTGCGTTATCAACACCACAGTCACCTTGAAAGCCCCTCTAGGTAGACAAACCAACGTCCGTGTTGGAACTGCGATAGGCACTGACCATTCCAGCCAGGTGCAACGAACTCGCGCCCCCAGTGATTGAGAAAATCACCCAGGTACGCCAATTCGCCAGGTCGTCCTTGTGCCACCAACTGGCGATCACCGCCCCAACGAGGCCCGCAATCAACAATTCGAACCTGTCGATCTTGTCGAGCAGGCGCTGTAAATACTCCATGCGGTCGACTCCGTGGGGCATGACTTGAATTGGAACGGCCCCAGCAGCACTCCCAGCTCGGAGCAATCGGTGTGGTGGAGCCGAAAACGAAAAGGCCCCGATCATGTCGAGGCCCTGAATAGGTGCGCGGTCTTTCCCGCAGTCAGCCAAAGACCAGCCCAGCGTCGACGCCCCAATGCATCGATCTCGCCAATCCAGTCTCGCGCCACTCTGGAAGTCTGGTGTGAACAGAGCGCACGGGCTGCCGGTTTTTTTCCGTAGCGCTGCACTACCGGCTTATCAGCGTCCAGGCATCCCCCGAAGGGCCACCCTGGCTGTGGCGAGCCTGAATCAGAAATGAAAAAGCCCAGCGCGACGGCTGGGCTCTATTACGCAGGGAGGTAGAAGATCATGGAGTCCAGTAAGCAATCTTGCCGCCTGCACCAACAGCTACAAAATTGCCGTTGCCGTAGGCGACGCTCCGGATATCGGTTCCTGCGAAAGTGTTGGCTTGCTGAACCCAGCCGATCCCATCCTCGGAAACGGCTGTCTTGCCGCCGTCGCCGACAGCTACATACTTGCCATTACCGTAAGCAATGTCGCGGATGATGGTTCCACCGAAACTGGTATCGCCAACAGCAGTCCAGTTAAGCCCATCGGATGAATATGCCATCTTGCCATCCGCACCAACGATAAACATTTTCCCGTTGCAAAGCTTCATGGAAAGGATGGTGCTAGTGCCGAAGGTGCTGGTTCTGGTCGAGAATGATTGCGAATCACCCGTCGCCATTTTCACAGCGCTAAGCAGCTTCCCATTCGATCCCGCAACCAACACAAAAACGCCAATGACGTTGACGCAGTGCACAGTCTCGCCAGAAGTGAAGGTCGTAGTGCGCTCCACCTGGCCTGACCAATCGCCATAACGGGAAAAGACTTTACCGTTAGACCCAACCAGTATCCAGGTCGCGTCGGTGCCGGAAATTGGCTGATAATACACAATGCCTTGCAAGTCTCCGGACACGCGAACAGTTGCCGTAATGTTTGTCCAAGCCCTTTCAGGGCGTGCTGTGCTGCCGTAGACCACATTGCCGGATTGAGAAAGGGCTTGAAGCTGTGTCCCAAGACCGTTCCAGTACAGATCGTTGAGGACCTTTCCGCTATCAGAGGTGACGACGTCCTTAAGCTTGGTCCACGCTGTACCAGTCGCGCCTCCGCTGACAACCTGAGTGGTTGTGGGAAGACCGTTGCCACCAGCCGCATAAAACTTGCCGTCCCCAAAAACCACGCGCCTAAGCATGCCGGTGTTATCCACCGGTTGCACTTGGGTCCAAAGATCTTGCAAGGTTTGAGACGCCGAATTTGCGTTTTCCATTTTAAACTCCGTTACTGAGCTGATTTAAGTTCAGGCCTCTATATTGGGCGTATGGCGCTCATCGGCGATTGCTCGAGGCTCGCGGCCTTCACATGATTCAGCGTCCCACATCGGGAACATTTGATCTGGAGCTCTGTAAACCCACCCGTGCGGGCGAGAAGTCGGTTGCAGTTACCGCATCTGAATTCTTTCAACATCTGCAAATTCCTTTTACTGAACCACTTTTTCCGTGTGATTGAGTAGGAAGCGGCGTTACATTCGCCGCCCTCTCACACCCACCTACATACAGGTCCGTAGACGGCGGCATGCCTGCGGGATCTTTGAGCAGAGACAGTCCGAGGTAAAAGTTCTGGGTGAAGGATACAATCCAAGTGTCATAGTCCGTTTCCGCGCTGGTGAGCACGGAAGGTGCCGCGACAATCGCGGTGGGCAGGTCACATTGATCGGGCGGCAGGCCCCAGCGGTTATCCAGGGCCAAATCCATCAGTCGGCTGGCCAGGTCGCAGGCGTCAAAGGGCGCCGAGCCACTGACGACCGTGGCCCTGAGTGAAACCGACAAGGCATGCGCCTTGCGCCCGGCAAGGGAGCGAACGCCCGGGCCATTGCGCTCCACGCTGATCAAAATGCCGGTTTTATCACCTGTTCCGGGAAAGTCATTGTGATTGCCTACGTGCAGCTGTGGGAAAGCGCTCTTCAGCGCGCCCCCAATCGCCGCAGGTAGCTGGGAAGGTTTTTCGAGTAGTGTCATCTGCTTGCATCCTTGCAGCGATTACTGCTGATCCGGGCGAGAGGTTGGGGTCTCGTTGACCCCGATGCGCTTGGCTGCCCAACGCTCATAAAGGCCGATGGCCACGTCCGCACCGGCCATGGCGGTCAGGCAACCAATGGCCCCGGCGGTCCAGATCGACATGCCGGCGGCGTAGCACAGCATCAATGCCGATACCCCGCAGACCATGCACGCCCCAGACCGCAGCGCCAGGCGCCGGATCAGCGACCAACCACGGGCGCCCTCCTTATCGGCGCGCCACATTTCGCCGGATACACCGCCGATCAGCGCCAGTACGATTACCAGCCAGATAGGCATTTCCGCTAACGCTTGCTGCTCGTTTGTCATGTCACGCCTCCTGGCTGAGCACTACCGGCACAGGGCCGGCTCTTGGGTAATCCATGTAGGTAGGCATTCCAAAAAGCCCGGTTACCCGGGCCTTTCAGTAATGCGGTCCAAACTTGATCTTTCGGCGCTACTGGCGCGGTACGGATCTTTCCTCGATGTTTTTCCGACCACGATCCCTGTCTGCCGGATAACTGCTTCTGGTGCTTTACGCTGCACACCCGGGTCAGTTGCCAACCCTCTGAACCGTTAAGGCCGGTTCATCGCTGCCTGTTTGTTAAGCGGTGAAACTAAAGAGCGTCGGCATCCTTGCCGGTGTTGCTGGCGTCCTTGCCATCGCTCGGATGGCGTCCTTGCCGGTGCTGCGTGACTTCCTTGTGTTGACTGGCAGCATCCTTGCCGCCTCCACCAGACCTTGTTGGCTGGCTTGAGATGAAGAATATGCATGTATGCATATACAGTCAATGCACAAATGCATTTATTTTTGATATGCAAATGCATGAATGCATTTTTGTCCTTATGGGCAGCGGGTTTGGTGGTTTTTCCCAGGCGAAAAAAAGCCCGCTCGTTGGCGGGCTTTGTCTTACAGAAGAAGGTTAACGGGCGTACATGCCCCACCAGAACACATGACCCAGGATACTGATCTGCTCATCCTGGATATCCTGGAAGCTGTAGTCCTCATCCGGGTGCTCATCGCGATTGAAACTGCGCAGGCGAATCCCGGAAGGCAGACGGTAGAGCTGTTTCACCCGCAATTGGCCGTTGTGGTTGATGGCATACAAGTCACCATCAACGATGTCACCAATGCCGCTTTTGCCCGCATTCACCCCGACTGTCGCGCCATCGCGCAACACCGGCAACATGCTGTTGCCGCGTACCGTCACGCACTTGGCCTGGTCGAACTGCACACCGTTATGCCGCAGGCTGCGCTTGCCGAACCGCAGGCTGGCTTTCTCGCTTTCCTCGATGACGAATCTTCCTGATCCAGCAGCCAATTCAACCTCGCGCAGAAAGGGGATCGACACCTCGTCATCATTAACGGGGGTGTCATCGTCCCACAGGCTTATGTCCTTGAGTTCCGAATGCATCGGGTCGCGCCCGTCCTCCCGCGAAACGCCCACCGCCACGCGCCCGCGCAGTTGGTCGGTGCTCACGCGGAAGTACTCGGCGATGCGGGAAATGTGCTTGTCCGACGGATCAACGATCTTGCCGCTGAGGATCCGGGACAGCGTGGATTGAGGCACGCCGGTACGCCGGTGAAGCTCCGTGGGGGAGATCCGGTCGCGGTCCAGCAGTTCGCGTAATACGATAGAAACGTTGCGTTTTTGCATAACGGGGATAGTGACGAGAGATTTCGGGGTTGGCAAATGCTAATTTGCATTATTTATGCATAACCGATGCATTTCTTGGGCCCTTTCAAGTGTGATGATGTGGACTGCGAACCGCAGACCTCGCGTGTTAACCTTGCGCCCATCGCAAAATCGCAGGGCGGAATGCCCCACCTTTGCCCCACTCCTTTCAACGAATTTGCCTACGACCCAATGAGTAAAACCACTTCAGACCTGTCCTCCCACACTCCGATGATGCAGCAGTACTGGCGGCTCAAGAACCAGCACCCTGATCAGTTGATGTTCTACCGCATGGGCGACTTCTACGAGATTTTCTACGAAGACGCGAAGAAGGCCGCCAAGCTGCTGGATATCACCCTGACGGCGCGTGGGCAATCGGCGGGGCAGTCGATTCCGATGTGTGGGATTCCTTACCACTCGTTGGAAGGTTACCTGGTCAAGCTGGTGAAGTTGGGCGAGTCGGTGGTGATCTGTGAGCAGATCGGTGACCCTGCCACCAGCAAGGGGCCGGTGGAACGTCAGGTGGTGCGCATTATTACGCCGGGGACGGTGAGTGATGAGGCGCTGCTGGATGAGCGTCGCGATAACCTGATCGCGGCAGTGTTGGGCGATGAGCGTCTGTTTGGCCTCTCGGTGCTGGACATCACCAGCGGCAACTTCAGTGTGCTGGAGATCAAGGGCTGGGAGAATTTGCTGGCGGAGCTGGAGCGCATCAACCCGGTTGAGCTGTTGATCCCGGACGATTGGCCGAAGGATCTGCCGGCGGAAAAACGCCGTGGGGCCAAGCGCCGTGCGCCGTGGGATTTTGAGCGTGACTCGGCGTTGAAAAGTCTTTGCCAACAGTTCTCGGTGCAAGACCTAAAAGGCTTCGGTTGCGAAACCCTGACCCTGGCCATCGGTGCCGCCGGTTGCTTGCTGGGCTATGCCAAGGAAACCCAGCGCACCGCCCTGCCGCATTTGCGCAGCCTGCGTCATGAGCGTTTGGACGATACCGTGGTGCTCGATGGCGCGAGCCGTCGCAACCTGGAACTGGACACCAACCTGGCCGGCGGGCGTGACAACACCCTGCAATCGGTGGTCGACCGTTGCCAGACCGCCATGGGTAGCCGTTTGCTGACCCGTTGGTTGAACCGTCCTCTGCGCGACTTGAGCGTGCTGCAGGCGCGTCAGACTTCTATTACCTGCCTGCTGGATGGCTATCGCTTTGAAAAACTTCAGCCACAGCTGAAGGAAATCGGCGATATCGAGCGCATCCTGGCGCGGATCGGCCTGCGTAACGCGCGTCCGCGTGACCTGGCGCGACTGCGTGATGCCCTCGGTGCCTTGCCACAATTGCAAGCGGCGATGACCGAACTGGACACGCCACACCTGCAACAGCTCGCTGTCACCGCCGGTACTTACCCGGAACTGGCGGCGTTGCTGGAAAAAGCCATCATCGACAACCCGCCAGCAATCATCCGTGACGGCGGCGTTCTGAAGACCGGTTACGACAGCGAGCTGGACGAGCTGCAAGCCCTGAGCGAAAACGCCGGGCAGTTCCTGATTGACCTGGAAGCCCGCGAAAAAGCCCGTACCGGCCTGGCCAACCTGAAAGTCGGCTACAACCGCGTGCACGGCTATTTCATCGAATTGCCGAGCAAGCAGGCCGAGTCGGCGCCCATCGACTATCAACGTCGCCAGACGCTCAAAGGTGCAGAGCGGTTTATCACCCCAGAGCTGAAAGAGTTCGAAGACAAGGCACTGTCGGCCAAGAGCCGTGCGTTGGCTCGAGAAAAGATGCTCTATGAGAACCTGCTGGAAGACCTGATCAGCCAGTTGGCACCGCTGCAGGATACCGCCGCCGCCCTGGCCGAGCTGGATGTGCTGAGCAACCTGGCCGAGCGCGCGCTGAACCTTGACCTGAACTGCCCGCGCTTTGTCAGCGAGCCGTGCATGCGCATCGTGCAAGGTCGCCACCCGGTCGTAGAGCAGGTGTTGACCACGCCGTTCGTCGCCAACGACCTGTCGCTGGACGACGATACCCGCATGCTAGTGATCACCGGTCCGAACATGGGCGGTAAATCCACCTACATGCGCCAGACGGCGTTGATCGTGCTGTTGGCGCATATCGGCAGCTTTGTGCCGGCGGCCAGTTGCGAGCTGTCCCTGGTGGATCGCATTTTCACCCGGATCGGCTCCAGCGACGACCTGGCCGGTGGCCGTTCGACCTTTATGGTGGAAATGAGCGAAACCGCCAACATCCTGCATAACGCCACCGAACGCAGCCTGGTGCTGATGGACGAAGTGGGTCGCGGCACCAGCACCTTCGACGGCCTGTCCCTGGCCTGGGCGGCAGCCGAACGCCTGGCGCATCTGCGCGCCTACACGCTGTTTGCCACGCACTATTTCGAGCTGACCGTGCTGCCGGAAAGCGAGCCACTGGTGGCCAACGTGCACCTGAACGCTACTGAGCACAACGAGCGCATCGTGTTCCTGCACCACGTGCTGCCGGGGCCGGCCAGCCAGAGTTACGGCCTGGCCGTGGCCCAACTGGCGGGCGTGCCGAATGACGTAATCACCCGCGCCCGCGAACACCTCAGCCGCCTGGAAACCACGGCGCTGCCCCATGAAACCGTGGTCGCCAGCCCTGCCAAAGCCTCCAGCAAACCGGCTGCGCCACATCAGAGCGACATGTTCGCCAGCCTGCCCCACCCGGTGCTGGATGAGTTGGCAAAGCTTGATCTGGATGACTTGACGCCGCGAAAAGCGCTCGAAATGTTATATGCACTGAAGACTCGGATATAACGCTGATGCCAGCAAGCTGGTAGACTCTCGCGCGGTTTGGGATGCTGCAGGCTATTAGCCTGGCCTGCAGACTATCGCTCCCGAACCTCGCGAGCCCTGCCACAAAGGGTTTCGCTGCCGCCGCCTGAGGAGAGAATTAGAAATGACCTTCGTCGTTACCGACAACTGCATCAAGTGCAAGTACACCGACTGCGTGGAAGTATGTCCGGTGGACTGCTTCTACGAAGGCCCGAACTTCCTGGTCATCCACCCGGACGAGTGCATTGATTGCGCCCTGTGTGAACCTGAATGCCCGGCCGTCGCTATTTTCTCCGAGGACGAAGTCCCGGCAGAGATGCAGGAATTCATTCAGTTGAACGTCGAGTTGGCGGAAATCTGGCCGAATATCACTGAACGCAAAGACCCGATGCCGGATGCAGCGGAGTGGGATGGCAAAAAAGGTAAGATTGCAGACCTCGAGCGCTGA